GCCCGGCAACTGCGTCAGCAGGAAGGATTGAGCAAGTCGGTGCTGATCGCAATCACCGGCTACGGTCAAGAAGAGGATAAGCGCCGCGCCCAAGAGGCGGGCTTTGATCACCACACGATCAAACCCGTCGATCCCGCCGCCTTGGCGAAGCTGCTGACCTCTCGTGTTGACGCATGAGACACGAAGCAACTCAGAAATGCGAGTACATGCGCTTAGACGGAGTACACCGCTGATCTCCTTCATAAGCTCCAAGGGTACTTTCGCAGCTGGCAAAGCCTTAAAAGATGGCAAACGTAGCTTAATGTACCGGGCGATGCGGTTTTCACGGCCTTAGCGCCCCCGATGCGTTCGGCAGCCAGCGCGCTTTTGCCCGCGATTTTCTGCTGACGGATCGGCTCTTTCAGCTTCTCGTCCCAGCCGGCGATGCGCAGGAGTTCTCGGACGCGCTCGGCGCTGAGACCTAATAACTTACAAACCTCATCCCTTGCGGCAAGCAAAAGTGCAGCTGCACTCTTGCTTGCTTCGTCATTTTTGTTTCTGCCGCCGCTGCCGAACATGGCCGACAAGTCACTCACCCCGGCCTTGAGCTTGATGTAGGCCGCGATGCCGTCGCCCTTGTCGGCGTCGTTGAGGCCCTTGCGCTACGGCCGGGCGGGCGGGGTTGGTGAAGGCGCAGGGCCGTGCCGACCCACCCGGGCGCCGGCGACGTGCGGGTGAGGTTCCTTGACCACGCCGGTCGCCGACGTACACCGACGGCCAGTTTTCCGTTGGGCCGAACCCGGCCGCGCGGTAGAACCGTCCCTGGAGCCGTATCGCGTCCACCGGGTGTTGTGAGCCATGCCGACGAAACGCAAAGGCTTGAACCGGACACCTAAAAAAAAGCGCAAAGGTGCCAGGCGCAGGTCGCCCCGCAGCGCCGGCGAGTGGAAGCCGGTTTTCCTGGCGACCCTGGCGGAGTCGGGCATCGTCCGTGACTGCTGCCGGCTGGCCGGCGTCGCCCGTTCGGTCGCCTACGAGACCCGCGACCGCGACCCGGAGTTCGCCGCGGCCTGGGCCGACGCGCTGGAGGACGCCTGCGACGGGCTGGCCGCGACCGCCCGCGCCCGCGCCCTGGAGTCGTCCGACACGCTTCTGATCTTCCTCCTCAAGTCCCACAAGCCCGAAGTGTACGGCGACAGGTTCCGGCACGAACACAGCGGCGCCGACGGCAGGCCGCTGCCGACCTGGGAAGAACTGGCCGCCGCGGTAGCCAAACATGCGCAAGCGCTTGACAACGGCCGAGAAGGCGCGGCAAGCCGCCCTTGACGGGCGCGCCCGGGAGCTGGCGCTCTGCCGCCACTCCCTCCGCTACTTCTGCTACACGCATTGCCAGATCCTTGCCGCCACGGGCAAGCCCGACCGGGGCGGCGCCTGGATTCCTTTCCGGCTCTGGCCCGCACAGGTCGAGGTCGCCGACGAACTGCAGCACTACCGCGAAGTCGTCTTGCTCAAAGCCCGGCAGCTCGGGTTCACCTGGCTGGTCATCGCCCACGCCCTCCGCAAGCTGCTCTGCTTCCCGGTGGCCACGGTCTTGTTCTTTTCCCAGCGCGACGACGAGGCCGAAGAGCTGGTCGATTTCCGCCTCCGCGAGATGTACAACCGGCTGCCGGAGTACATGCGCGAAAGCCCGCTGCAGACGGACACGAGCCACGAGCTGACCTTCCCCGGCGGCAGCCGCGCGATGGCGTTCAGCACCAAGGGCGGCCGGTCCTACGCCGCCACACTCGCCATCATCGACGAGGCCGACCACGTGGAGGACCTGGGACGGATGCTCAGCGCCATCGCCCCCACCGTGGATGCCGGCGGGCAGATCATCTTGCTGTCCACGGCGGACAAGTCGCGGCCCGAAAGCGCCTTCAAGCGCGTCTACCGCGCGGCCAAGAACAAGGAGAACAGCTTCCATCCCATCTTCCACGGCTGGGAGGCGGCGCCCTGGCGTGACCGGTGCTGGTACGACGAACGCCGCCGCTCGATCCTGGCGCAGACCGGGGCCCTGGACGACCTGCACCAGGAGTTTGCCGCCACCGACGCCGAGGCGTTGTCGGCGCGCAGCCTCGACAAGCGCATCCCGGCCGCGTGGCTGGAGCAGTGCTTTGCCGAATTGCGGGCGCTGCCCTTGGCCAGCCAGCCGGGCGCGCCGGCGGTCCCCGGCCTGGCCGTGTTCGCGCCGCCCCACGACGGCAAGAGCTACGTCGTCGGCGCCGATCCGGCGGAGGGCAACCCGACATCCGATGATTCCGCCGCCGTAGTGTTGGACGGCAAGACGGGTGAGGAAGTGGCCAACCTCGTCGGCCGGTTTGAACCGGAAGTGTTCGCGACGTACATCTACAGCCTGGCGAACTGGTACAAGACGGCCGCCATACTCTGCGAGCGCAACAACCACGGGCATGCGGTGCTGCTCTGGCTCCGGAACTTTGGCCACGGCGTCCGCCGGCTGGAGGGCCTCGACGGCAAGCCGGGCTGGCAGACGACCACCTTGAGCAAGACCCATGCTTACGACCGGGCCGCCGAGTGCTTGAAGAACCAAGAGGTGATGTTGCACTCCTTCGAGACGTTCGCCCAGCTGTCCAGCATCGACGGCTTGACGCTGCGGGCGCCGGAGGGACAGAAGGACGACCGGGCGATGGCGTGGGTGCTGGGTGTGCTCGCCTTCATCGCGCAGTTCGGCAAGGCCAAGGAAGTGTTTTATGCCGCACCGGCGCGGCCCGAGGACACGCCGATGGGGTTCCTGCCCGAAGGGCTGTCGCCCTTCGATAAGGTGGATGACGGCCGGCCGCCGATGTACGAGAGGTGACGCCTCTGGGGTACCGGCCGCGGCGACGGCATCGCTCAGTATATTAAGCTACGTTTGCCATCTTTTTAGGCTTGTCCAGCTGGACAAGTACCCGTGGAGCGCTACCGACGTGCACCGCGTGCTGGCGGAGAACGCGCCGAAGGGAAAAGCGGGGCGGAAGGGGAAAGGGGAAATTAGCGCATCGATGCGCCAATTCAGCAGGTGTGGGGGTCGCAAGAAGACGGTCCTCTCCGTCCGTCTCGCCCAGGAGCACCCCGCGTTCTACGACGCCTACCTGCGCGGCGACTACAAGACCGTCACCGCCGAGGCGACTGCGGCCGGGATCTGCGTGGACAAGATGCAGCTCCTGCGCGGTCAGCCGACGGCCGTTACTGAAACCATGACCGACGAGCAGCGGGACGCCCGCATCCGCCAGCTCGGTGCTGAACTGGGCTACTTCACCCCGAAAGAGAATTGACGCCGCAACGCCCGTCCCCGGCCCGGACCTGTTGCTCCCATTTTTTGATTTTTTGAACCGATGGCCGGGCCGCAACGCCCGTCCCCGGCCCGGACCTGTTGCTCCCCGAATACAAATTGTATTCAAGACCCCAACGCACAAGCCGCAACGCCCGTCCCCGGCCCGGACCTGTTGCTCCCGAGCAAGGAAAAACCTGGCGGCAACCGACAGGTTTGCTTGGACAAAGCCGCCCAGGCATTTCACCTCGAAGGACAAGGGGAAAGGGCCGACAGGCGAAGGGCGATGAGGTTCCGCAGGAATCTCATGCGAAAGGTGATGAGATTCCGCGGGAATCTCATTCGCTCAGGGGGTCAGGCACAGAAGTTCCGTGTCCGGCCCGCCTCCGACCATGCCGATCTGCTCCTCCGCTTACCGACCATTGCAGCCGGCGACATGGAGAGCACGGCTGTCGCCCAGGTCTGCCACAAGTCAGCGTCCCGTTCACTGAAGTGCGCACCATCTCCGACGCCGCTGACGAATCCGCCGCCCACGATTTCCCGCTCTTCCTCACGCAAGTAGCCAGCGCGCATTCGCATGGGATCTTGAAACGGCTGTTTGACGACCCCAGGCGCTAATCGGTGTCTGGCGCGCTTGGAGGGTATCGCCGGGAAAAAAGGGGGAAGAGAACGGCCGCGTCCCGTTTGTTTTCGGAGTGGGTTTCCAGACCGCGCAAAGTACCCGCAATGTAGAAAACAGAAAAACAAGAGAATTAGGGATTTTTCGCTTGACTTGCCGGGGCTGATATTTAGATTGCTAGTTCCGCTCCCATCGCCTACGCCAAACTCGCTGCTCTTGCAAGGCGTTTCCGCGTGGCCATACACGCGCCTTGGTACTGGTGGCGCGGGGGCTGGCTCAAGTTCTTTGCAGTCACGGCGGCGCCTTCCCGGAACAGATGCGCGCCTGCACGTCCCAAGCCCGCTCGGCTCGCACGACGCGACTGATCGATCGCCTTGATTTCAGTTTGGCGATTGCGCCGAACCATTTCTTGATTGGAGGTGTGAGGCACTCACGTTTCGACAATCCGGTAAATGCTGCCGGCTCGGCGAACGCTGTTCGCTGGGGCCGGTGTGTTGTCTGGCAGCAGAAATTCTCCCTCAATCTCTCCTCTTTCTGCAAGGATTGACAACCATGACACGGCACCTGAAAACTGTGGACAGCAAGTTCAGCCCGAGCCGTCACCGCACGATCCGAAGTAGAAAGCACTTCCGGCCCGCGCCGCCGGCCCTCGAATGGCTGGAGCCGCGCCTGGCGCCCTCGACGGACCTGCTGAGTTGGCGCGGCAGCGTCCCCGGGAACAACTCCGGGGCCAACGCCAACGAGACGCAGCTAACCCCGGCCAATGTCAACTTCCTCAAGTTCGGCCAACTCTTCAACGACTCGGTGGACGGCAC